CAGCCCTCATAGGAGGGCGTCAGCGCGTGGCTTTTACGTCACGCGTTTCATTTCGATACCTGTTAGGTACCGCCTGTCGAGGCGGTCGGTACCGGAGTAGAAAAGGAAGGTTGTGTTATGGCCATTAATTACGATTCAGGTCCTGTGGTAACAGATTATAATCATACCTGGTTCGTCGCTCCTTCGAGCAGCGGATCAGGTAAGACAACTGTTACCACGACTGGGACCCAAGTCGTAGGCGTAAACACTCCAAACTACAAAGAACTAAAACGTACCGGGCAATTAATTCCTTATACGGAATGGGACAAGAGCGAGCAATCGCACACTGCCCAAACCGGGGAATTGTATACCCAGTGGATATCTAATCCAAGCTCGTACTTTCAATATTCGAATGTACTGGCTTACGTTCCTATGAACTTTGTACCTCCGACTCCACACATGGACGATGCGACGTATATGATGCAGCAAGCTGCAGCAGACGTCTATGCCGAGGGGTGGGATGCTGCAACTTTTGCAGCAGAACTCCCCAAGACGGCAAGCATGGTCCGCAACTTCGGCGCCAAAGCCGCAAACCTGACCCGCGGTTTATCCCGCAAGAAGGTTTTCGATCTTTGGTTAGAAGGACGTTACGGTTGGCGTACGCTTGCGTACGACGTCCGTGACATCCATCATGCCGTTGTTGAGATGGATGAGAGACGCAGTATTAATACTGCACGGAGGGGCTATAACGTCGACCAGAGTTATACGGATAACTACACTTTTAGTAGTTACCAAAACTACTCTGGAACAGTTTACGGAAACGTAGACTGTCAACTATCGATTAGAGGCTCTATTGCCTCACAAATCGAAGTTGCCAGAGCTCGTATTAACCCTCTAGAAACGGGTTGGGAACTTGTTCCCTTCTCGTTCGTTCTAGACTGGGTGTACGATGTTGGTACGGCGATAAAAGCTCTTTCCTTCCTTGCGACTAATGCGCGCTACACCTCCGCAATTGGGTACAAGCAGACTTATACTGCTTCATACTCTTGCGGGGACGTCGTGGATGCTGCCAATAGGCAGAATTCCAAGGCTACCAGCAGTATTACATACCGCGGGGAGCGCACTAAACGCATTCCTACTCCACTAACTGTAACACCTCAGTTAACGAACCGACTAGCGACTCCAGATCTAGTTTTAGATCTGACGGCGCTATCTCGACTTCGTCGACAATTTTCATCAAGGAGATGAAATATGGCAGCAATGTCAACCACGCTCACCCAGTTCAACGACCGGGATAATGAGCGCACTTACTTCACTTCTGGGCATACCACCCAGAAACCGAAGATGGTGGCTGTACGGCGCCGTACTCCGAAAAACGGAGTCGGCGTTGCCGAAACAACTTTGGTTGTGTACCATGCAACTGAGGATGCTGACGGCAACGTACTACCGCAGAAAGTCGCTATGGAGGCTACGATCAAGGACCCGATTTTGGGTACCTCAACCGATCGTGACGCCGTTCTCGTTATTTTTCGAGACATAGTAGCTTCTGACGAGTTTACCTCGTTGGTTAGCTCTCAAGCCTATCCGAGTTAACTTTGACGAAGGAGTATTTATATGCCTTCGTTTAGGTTCACTTGGCTTTTGGGAGGTGTGTTAGTAACCATCATAGTTGGGTTCGTACCCGTCTCTGATGTGTTACAAATACATTACCCTCCAAAATCCTTGGAGATGCAAGAGCAGTAGTAATATCGTTTGATATCCACTGACTATAAGGAGTTTTCGTATGAAAACTACGGTGTGCCCATTTGACGTTAGTCGAATGTACATAAGCGACAATGCCAACGTTATCACGCACGAAGAAAGGCAGTCCCTGCTCGGAGCAATCCGAGCACGTGACTATCTTTCCGTGATACGTAAATGTGCTGACATGGAGTGGGATAATCATACACTCCCTCGGGTACGTTTCTTCCAACAATTGGCTGCGTTCTTTAAAAAGAATGCATCCATCGGCGACGCTAGTGTTACGCGGGAAGCCGCACTCCGCTCTTTCGAGCGAGGCGAGCGACTCTGCCGAATCACTAACAAACGGTTAGATCATTTTTATATTCAGCGCGATCGTATTGATCCCGATCTGAATTTAATGATTAACCGTGCCGAACGTTACATCCGTAACGTGTTGGGAGACTACGACTCGTTTCACGAGGAAATTCCTTTCCACGTGAAAGTCACCGCAGGCGCAACTGCTACATCTAGCCGGCGTAACTCTATACCGTTCTTCCGTTTCCGGAGAACAATAGACGTTACTCCACGCTGTGTACCTTATCTTAAGGCAGCGTACCAGTATTTCGGGTACCCTGTTCCGCGGATAAGATCTACATTGTGTAACAGGCTAGATGTCGTGCCTAAGAACTGTCGCACGGATCGTATGATCGCTTGTGAGCCGGCTGGGAACCTTCCCTTCCAGCTCGCTTTCGATTCATACGTTAAACAACGCCTGCGCAAACACGCAGGTATTGATCTCCGTGACCAGTCTCGCAATAACGAGCTCGCTCGCCTAGGGTCTATCCACGGTGGTTTTGCCACCGTAGACTTATCATTGGCAAGCGATACCGTCGCAATGAATACTGTAGCCTGGCTCCTTCCGGAGCCCTGGTTCCAGTTTCTATGCGATGTTCGCTCCCCATTCTACTCTTTTGAGAAGAATGGCGCGGACATGCAGAAGTATGCAAAGTTCTCCAGTATGGGGAACGGTGCCACTTTTGCATTGGAAACGTTATTGTTCGCTAGCTTTGCGTATGCAACTGGTTCAAAGACTGTCAGCGTCTACGGTGACGACATTATTGTCGACACCGATTGCACTGACAAGCTTTTCCGGTTGCTGCGCTTTTTCGGATTCATTCCCAATGTAGAGAAGTCTTTCTCCGCCGGACCCTTTAGGGAGTCCTGTGGAGGAAACTTCTATGAAGGCGTAGATATTACGCCTTTCTACATCCGCACGACAGAGCCCTGGGATCTTCCCAGTCTTTGTCATAACGTTAACGGCCTTTCAGCCATTAGCGAGTGCGGGGACCTATGGAACTACCTCATTGAGATTTGTCTCGTGAGGAACCTTCCACTTGTTCCTGTGAATGAAAACAGCACGAGTGGCGTATTCGTAACGCCGCATCATGCTTATCAACGAAAATTGTTCAGGCGGCCTAACCCGAAGAAGAAATTCTTCGGCATGGCTGCAGGTGAAATGCAATTTCTTGCATATCAACCTTCATCCTCGCAGTGCGAGTGTTACGACACTCGCGCCTTAGCCCTGTGGTTTCTGCGGAAGCAGAACGCAGGGAGCAAGGATAACTGTACAATAGCTAGTAGGCACACCACTTCTTCTCTTCGGTTCCGAAGAAAGTGGGTTACGTGGCAAATGCCACTTATG